GGAGATACAGCCGACAACATTCAAGGACTACCAAAGGTATGTGACCTGACGTATTGCCCAACTGGTAAGTACAAGGCATGTGGCCCCGTTCTGACGTACGAGATTCTTTCCACAATCAACGATAGCAAGAAGGCGTTCCAAGTGGTTCGTGACCTGTATCGTCATGCGGGAGAGAAGCACGGCTTTGTAAATTACAGAGACGGTACAGAGGTTCAGTGGGGTAAAGTGTTCCAATCAGAAGCACAACTTCTCTGGATGCGCCGTAACCTACCTATGACTGATGTACTGCAATGGATGAAGGAGCACTGCTTGTAATGGAACTGAAATACTTTGTGCTCAAACCAAAAGGACGTAGTGACTTTGCTCGTGCATCCCGCACAGCAATGCGCGTACTCGCTGCGGAGATTGAGCAATCGAACCCAAAACTTGCCACTGAGGTAAAGCAATGGGCTTATGAAGAAGAACGCAAAGCACACGTGGAGGAAGTAAATGAGAACAGGCAAGCTGCTCGGACAAACTAAAGTAATGATTCCGTGGGAAGACCACGAAGGAGTCCGCCACTGGCAAGCGATGAGCTTCAACGGCGATGTATATGCTACAAAGGTGTATGCTGAAATCCGTAAATACGTTAAAGAGGCGTTCGGTGTAGATGTAGATAACGACTGGCTGTACAATGTACCGCGTATCGCTAACCTGCATGACACGGAGATGGTTGCCTTGGCCGATAACATGGACAAAGCGATTGAAGAATTTATTCAACGTATGGAGTTAAAGGATGAGGCTAAAGACCAGCCAGATACCAGTAGTGAAAGCGAAGTTGCTGGAACACCAGAAGAACCGCTGTGCACTGTGCCGGATCGACCTGAGCAAGACACCAAGTAAGGATATTTGTTTAGATCACTGTCACGTAACAGGTAATGTTCGTGGTGTACTCTGCCGAAACTGCAATGGCGTAGAGGGCAAGGTGTTCAATCTTGCCAGACGCGCCAAGCGTGACGGTACGCCTATGTGGTGGCTGGAGCGACTACTTACGTATTACCAAGAACACCAAGAGTCACCGTCCGGGGTGTATCACCCGACTCATAAATCGGACGATGAGAAGCGAGAGCTTAAAAACAAACGAGCACGTAAACGAAGGGCGTTAGCAAAGACATGACAACTATCGAAGACCAAATCGCGCTGGAAAAGCGTATGGTTGCCTACGGTATTGCACGGTACAAACATTCCGTGACTTCCGCCGAAGATAATCAACGTGCAGCCGAGAACAAATACGCACAAGTCCTGATGCGCGAGTTCATTGATCCTGTAGCTGATGCTATTGAGGGTTACTGTACCGCTCGACAAGCTGGAGCACAGGCCAAGTACCGTGTTCTTCTGCGTCAAGTCGATCCTGCCAAAGCAGCGTATCTCGGTCTTCGTGCTCTGTTTAATCACTTCACTACGGATAACAATATCCAGAACCTTGCCAACCATATTGGTATGATGCTGGAGGACGAGGTGAAGTTTAGCAAATTCCATGCACAGCACTCTGATTACTACGAGACAATTATTCGGGACTTCCAAAAGAAGGGAACCAAGAGCTACAGACACATGCACCGTGTTCTCACGTTCAAAGCGAACGAGAAGGGTATGGCGTGGTCGCCGTGGAGCTTGCCAGACAAGATCGCAGTAGGAGTCAAGGTGATTGACTGCATCCTATCTGCAACTGATCTGATTGAGAAGAAGACTTCGTACGAACGCGGTAAAACCAAAGTAGAGATCATTCCGTCACAGGATGCACTCGACTGGGTTAAGGATTACCACAAGTACGCAGAGCTGCTCAACCCGGATCGTGTTCCGTGTATCATACCTCCTGACGACTGGACTAGCATTGACCAAGGTGGATACTACACACCGCAAATGCGGAAGCGTACACCGATGGTCAAGACACGTAGCCAAGAGCACGTCAAGATGTTCGATGGAGACATAAGCAATATCACGAATATAATTAACACCATTCAGAACGTACCTTGGCAGATCAACCAGCCTGTGTACGATGCGTTGAAGACAGCTTGGGAACAATCCCTGCCTATCGGTCTTCCCCGGTCTGAGCCGTATGTTATACCAGAAAGTCCAGTGCGCGGTAAAAAGAAAACTGCGTTCACTGAGGATGATGTTGCGAAGTTTGATGAGTGGAAAGCGGAGGCACGAGTCGTGCACACTATGGAGCGCGAACGTGTATCGAAGTGTTTCCAAGTTGTAAGAGTATTGAGGTTAGCACATGAATACAAAGACTATAACAAATTCTGGTACGTGTACCAGTGTGACTTCCGGGGACGGGTCTATACAACAGTATCGGGACTCTCTCCTCAAGGCACAGACTTTGCTAAAGGACTACTGCATTTTGCAGAGGGCAAGGCAGTCGGGAAAACAGGTGCTCGTTGGCTTGCAATACATGGAGCAAATTGCTTCGGGGTTGACAAGCTATCATACGATCAACGAGTCGCGTGGGTTAAAGAAAATGAGCCGCATATTATCCGAGTTGCTAATGATCCGTTCGCAGATACCTCTTTTTGGGGTTCCGCAGACAAACCGTGGCAATTCCTTGCGTTCTGCTTTGAGTGGAAACAATACTTGGCAGAAGGAAACAAGTTCATTAGTCGCCTCCCCATCGGTCTTGATGGTTCCTGCAACGGATTACAAAACTTCTCTGCTATGCTCCGGGATGAGATCGGCGGTAAAGCGACAAACCTTATACCGAGCGACAAGCCAACAGACATTTACAGCGAAGTCTCTAAAGTCTGCGCCAAGAAACTTGATAACCTATCCGGCGAGTACGCCGATATGTGGAAAGTGTACCGTGATAAAAACGGAGGCACTCTACCACGAGGACTTGCAAAACGCCCAGTAATGACCTTACCGTACGGAAGTACGCAACAGTCTTGCCGAGAGTACATATACCAGTTCATCGTAGAGGAGATCGGTAACGAGTTCCCGCGTGAGCACTGGTTCCGCCTGTCCGTGTTCCTGACCCCGATTATGTGGTCTGCCATTGGAGAGGTCGTGGTGGCCGCTAGGAGGGCTATGGACTGGATACAGAAAGCTGCGGGTAAAGTTGCCAAGCAGAACAAACCCCTCATCTGGTGGACTCCTATAGGCTTTCCTGTGTATCAGGATCGCCGGAAGGTATCCGTGCGCCGGATTGAGACAGAGCTTGCTGGACGCTTCCAAATCCGCGTAGGAGACTCCACAGGCGGTGTAATGGACGTGAACAAGAATAAGCTCGGATCAAGCCCTAACTTCGTGCACAGCATGGATGCCTGTCACCTGATGCTCACCTGCCAGAAGGCTATAGAGTACGGTATCACGGACTTCGCGTTTATCCATGACGATTACGGAACCCATGCCAGTAATACGGAAACTATGCACCAAGCTATCCGCGAGGCTTTCGTGGAGCTTTATACGGAAAACGACCCACTGATCGACTTCAAGATATTCAACGAAGACAACGCCGGGATTAAACTGCCCGACCAACCACTTCGAGGAAGCCTAAATTTGGGTCAAGTGATTGATTCCGATTACTTTTTCGGATAATTCACTCCCTATTTAGTACCAACAATTTGCGAGGTACAATGAAAAGAAAACAACCTAAATTTTATACGCTCCAAGTCCCTGCCGTAAGCCACGAGTTCGCAAGCACTCTGGCACGAGCTTTTCCGGTCTTGGAGTTGAAACCCGGTGTATCGCCTGACGATTCGATGTTCAATGCAGGACAGCAAGCTGTTGTCCAATGGGTATTACAACACGCGACAGGTTCAAAGATTATCGGTGATCCTAATGCACTACGCCCAACAGAAGTAAACAAATCTCTGTTAGATAAAATTCTAGGATCATTTAAGAAATGATCGTAGATAAATGGGACTATCGTATTATTGATCTGCTATCTGGACTAAAGAGTTTTATAGAAGAATCAAATTATCCTATTACTTATAATGAAGCTAATAGTTTAGATTGGTTGTTTAGAATACAACAAGACCCAGATAGTGCATTGATAGTAAACTACCGAGAAGATAAATTCTCAGGGTTTGCTATAGTTACACGAGAAACAGAAGCTCATACAGAGTTCTTCGGTTATCTAGTGAAGTTCTACGTAATGCCAAGTGCACGTGGAACAGGAGTTTCAAGAGCGATAGTACGAGAAATGGTTGACTGGTTTGATACACACGATTGCGTAGTTTCTTTTGCTACTGCTACTGCGGGTATTGAACAAGATAAACTGTTCGTCAATCTGCTACAGAAATTCCAGTATGTTAATCTTGGCGGTAACTTAATAAGGAACCAACATGGGAAAAGTAAAAAAGATATTTAAGTCTGTTACTTCTATCCTCGGCTTGAGTGCTCCTAAAGCTCCAGAAATCCAAATCCCTGCTGCACAGATTCCGGCTCCTCCGGCTCCAAGTGCAATCACGGATACAGGTGCTTCTGTTTCTATCGGCACAAGCGCGGACGTGAAGAACCAGCGAGTCTCAGGACGTACCTCTGGTCGTTCAACAGGCTCAGGCAACTTCCTAGCAGGATTAGGCCGAAGCGGACTGAACATTTAAGGAGTCCTAGATGGATGAAAAATATGCTGGCGGTACAGCCACTCCAAAAGAGAAAGCCGTAACCCTCGCACAGCGATGGCAGTCACTTGATAGCAAGAAGCTGCCGCTCATTCGTCGTTGCGAAGATTACTCGCTCTGGACTCTACCGTATGTATTCCCAACTCAGGGAATGAAAACAACTGAGATGCAAGGCCCAATAGATTCTACTGGTGCACGTGCAGTTAACCACCTATCAAACAAACTCATTATGACGCTGTTCCAACCTTACAGCCCGTTCTTCCGCTTAACCGTATCTTCGGATATTACTGCGGAACTAAACGAAGCTGCTCAGGCAGGGGACGCAGAAGCCGTAGAGATTCTCGCTAATCTCGATAAGACGTTGGCGCAAGCTGAACAAGAGGCCATGAGAAATCTCGACTATAACCGCTTCCGTACAGAAGCCACGACTGTTGCAAAATCTCTGATTATCACAGGCAATGCACTCATGTACCTTCCAGACGAAGGCAGAGTTCAATCCTATGGTCTTCGTGATTACTGCGTAGCTCGTGACCTGTCAGGCAATGTAGTTGAACTTATGACTCGTGATAAGAAGTCGTTCAATACTTTCTCGAAAGATGTACAAGATATTTTACGCGCTTCCAAGAAGGGTAAGTATGATAAAGATAACTGTGAGGTCACGATCTATACTCGTGTCTTGCTGAAAGATGATGGAAAGTACCACCTTGAGCAATCTGCTGACGATGTTAAGCTAGACTCAACTGGTCACTGGACTCCAGAAGAATTACCGTACATTGTTCTTACATGGAACCTTGTACGAGGAGAAGACTATGGACGCGGCTTAGTTGAAGACTATGCCGGAGCGTTCCACGGACTTCACGTTCTTAACAACTCGCTCATCGACATGGTGGGTATCGCTGCTGACATTAAGTTCCTTGTTGATCCATCAAGTATGATCGACGTGAAGGCACTTAACGATTCAGAATCCGGTACGTACCACACAGGTAAAGAAGGTGACATTACGACACCTGAGTTTAACAAGATACAAGACATGCAATTTGTTGAAGCAGCCATCCAAAGGTTCCAACAACAAATCGGACAAGCCTTCTTGCTAAACAGCTCTGTAACACGCGATGCTGAACGAGTGACTGCCGAGGAAATTCGGTACGTTGCACAAGAACTCGAATTATCACATGGTGGGATTTACTCCCGCTTTGCCGAAGAATGGCAACTCCGTATCGCAATCTTGAAATTGCGTTCCGTTGACATTAAGATTGGCAAATCTAAAATGCTTTATCCGCAAATCATCACTGGCTTGGATTCTCTAAGCCGTGCAGGTGACTTGGATAACTTGCGTATGTTCGTGGCAGACCTTCAATTACTTGAGGGTGTACCAGAGGATATTCGCGCTGTAATTGATCCATCCAAGTTTGCACAGTTCATTGGTATCCGCCGTGGAGTTGACTACGAGAAATTCTTGAAGTCCGCTGCACAGATACAAGGTGAACAAGAGCAAGCGATGGCAATGCAAGACGCTCAAGTGCAACAGCAAGTGGGCGCACAGGTTGCTACCGAGGCTGGTAAAGCTGCCGTTCAACAGTAAGAGGACAACATGACTGAACAAACACCAAACACAGAAGTACAGACTCCCGCTCCCGATAACAAGGGTTTGCCGGAAGGCGTACTGGCATCACACACAGATCAGCCTAGCCGATCTGCTGGTGCACCTTCTCAGCCTGAGATTAAACAGGCTCCTGTAAAAGAGCAGACTGATGAAGAAAAGAAAGCTGCGGAAGACGCTGCCAAAGCAGAGGCCGATAAAAAGGCTGCTGAGGAAGCCGCTCCTGCGGAAGAAGAAGCACAAGTTGAAGAAGACCTGACTGAGTATCCTGACTATGGCGATGAAACTGCGAACTCCGTAGTTGCCATGCTTGTTGACGCAAAAGTTGACATTAAGGTTGCTGATGGTTTCTTCCGTGAAGCTATTGAATCTGGCGATATGTCCAAGATCAAAGTCACTG